TGATGATGATCGTCAGAAAAGTAATTATTTTATCAAGAATGAAAATGGACATGTGAATAATAAAAAGTGTAAGATCCACTTGACAAAGAATGAAAGTATGGTAGAATAATACTAACGCGCCGTGGGAGGTCTTGGTTATCTCAGTTCGACTTATAATCGAATAAGACTTGGTTCGATTCCAAGACGGCGTATTATGGCAAAACGTAAATGGGATTCAATTGATGAAGAAGCGGAGAGGCAAGGCTCCGCTTTTAAAATTCAACTAACACAAATTTCACGTGTTAGTTGGGGTAAGAAAATTATCAAACAACGTAAAATGCAAAAAGATGCTGATAAACGCATTGAATGTAAACTGATTAAAGAATCATACTCAAGATAAATATTTTACAATGACAATTGAAGATATTATTAAAAATTATAAAGTTGTTGGTAGAAATAAAACCAAAACAGGTGAAGATAGATGTTTCTTTCTAAATGAGATAGATAATATCTTATATTGTTTTGGTCCTTCCAATTATGTTCGTCAAGCTTTTGATGAAAAAGATAAAGAAAAAATTTTAATAATTGAATATGAAAATGGTCCATATCTACAAGTAGGTGATAATGTATATGGTGAAAAAATAATTCAAAAATTTGAATTATTTAGTGATCATGGTATACCAATTACTGCAATGCATCTTGCAGATAAACTACAACTTCAAACAAAGAAAAATAAACGAAAGAAAAAGGGGAATACAGGCGTAGTATAATATTACTATTCTGGTTTATATTTCATCGAGTCTCATTACGCTACATGTGTAAAACAGGACGAAATCTTAGGCCCGTCATAGGTTTGAATAGCAGTATATATACTAGTAGGTTCAATTCCTACTATTCCCATTATGAAATCTAAAAATAAATTATTTTATACTAAAATCGAAGTCGATGGTAGATGTTTAGATTTACTTTTTACTGAAAAAGAAGTAATACGTGCATCAAATAGAACTATTGATCCAGTAAATTCAGATTTCATTCCTGATAATGTAAATACCTGTTGGCCAATTGAGCAACCGCCAAAATGCTCATTTTGGGATAAAATTCTTGGCAATTGTAAATGTAAGGAATAATTATGAGTGATAATATTAAAATTTTGCGTTTGAATTCTGGTGAAGAAATTATTTGTTCATACACAGTCACAGAAACTAGTGAAAATATTTTTTATAATTTGATGAGTCCTGCGATTCTTATTCCAGGACCAGAAGGTAAACTTATGTTTGCTCGTTGGCTTCCATATGTAAAGCAAGAAAATGGAATCTCCATTCCAAAGAGTACAGTTGTATTCGAAGCAGAACCTATGGATGACCTTAAGGATCACTACACATCAGTAGTTGTGAATAATATCTTCATTCCACAAAAGAAGATTGCTGGTCCTGGAGATCTCAAGTTAGCACTTGACTAATCAAAAATTAATGGTATACTGAGTTGATATTCCCGTAGCTCAGTAGGATAGAGCAACGGTTTTCTAAACCGTTGGTCAGTGGTTCGAATCCACTCGGGAATGCTTTAAGGAGAAAATATGCGTAATTCAAGTATTGTTCTATCTATCGTGGCATTGGCCGTTTTAGTTTTTAGTTTTATTGCTTCATATTACACAAAGAATACACAAGTAATCACTGTAGCTAGCCTTGTTTGTGTAGGGCTTATTGGTGTTAGCACACTTCTTTGCTGTTTATCTACGCCGTCAGAGGCTAAGAAGCGTGATGAAGCTTATTCATTCAATGAAGAAATGCGATCTGTATGGGAACGATTCCGATTCGTTGAAGATCAAATGAATGATTTGAATACTGATTCTAATCGTTTTTATGATCAGCAGATTCAAGAAGTACATAATCGTCTAGATAGTCTAGACTCAAAACGAAAGTAAATTAATTTACTTTTCGAAACCCAGTTGAGAAATCAACTGGGTTTTTTTATTTAAATAAATAATTTTATGTATGAGTTATCATTTAGTTTCAACTTTACATTATTTGGCGGAAAGCCCAAAAGAGATGTAGAAAAAATCGAAGAATGTAAAGTTTCATCATATGATGTAAATAATGATGAAGTTTACCTAAATGTTATTTGTGATTCACAGGCTACTGTTGATAAACTTAAACAATACTTTGCGATAAGATATGAAATATTTCCAAAAAAAGAAATAAAGATATCTTAACGTATTCTTGATTGCGATAGCTGTGTTGTTACGTTGTTTAAAATTGCTTTAGTGTCTCTAGCTATTATAGAGAGTTCTTCAATTGGTGTTGTTCGTTTCACCACCACATCAACGTCTGGACAATAAATTCCTTTTGTAAAAGTAGAAATTTCATTTAAATTTTTATTTTTTCTACATTCACATTGAAGTTCTGTTTGATTATCGTAACAGAAAGCAACACCTGATTTTGTAACATTACATTTTCCAGTAATTACATTATCGAAATCTGTTATATTTGTAAAGTTTTGATTTTTGATATAAATCACAACATTGGTTAATGATGTTGTTAAATCTTGAGTGCTCAAATCACCCAATATTTCAACAATCTCTTTTCCTTCTTCATCTATAAAAATATCAATAATTTCAAATTTTTTAGACGATATTGATAAAGAAACATAGTCACCTATATTTGCCCCAAGATATGAGAAAGAATTTTTTGAATTTTTTCCAAGATGATTTACTATATGGGAGATTGGAATATCATCTTGAGTTGTATTTACTAATATTGTAAAATTTGGAACATCTACAAAATACTTTTTATCATATCTCTTAATATTAGTTTCAAATTCTTCAACATCAACTACATTAGCAAATAAAATATTATTCTGAAAAACATTAATTGTATATGTTCCATTTAATGATATTTTATTTTTAAATAATTCTGTATTAACCCATTCAGATTGCTCAACTGTAAAAGTTTGACCAGTTAAATTTAAAGTAAAAAATTCCTTTATCTGCTCATCCGTAGTAGAATTTTTATAATCTGAAAAATCAATCATCACCTTAGTATCATTATCATAAAAATAAAAATTAGGAGAGGCAACAATTCCTCTTTTATATGATGATGCTTCTAATATTTTTTTCTGAATTTTCAATCCATAAAAAGAACCACTTCGGACAGAAATAAAATCTTTTCCCTGTCCTTGTGGTCTATTATTTTGCTTGGATATATTAGACTTTGAAATCATGAAGCAATGTAATTAATTTTTTGCCCTGAAGTTGCGGAAGAAGCATATACTTTATTTAAATTGTCTATTTCAAAGAAAATTGATTCACCTGGATCTAGAGGGAATCCAGATGTTGAAGATGTTGAAAGAGAACTACTTCCAACAAAAATTGTAGAAATATTTGTTATAGGAGCTTTTATGTGTATACCACTCTTCAATGGAGTAGATGTAGAAACAATTATACTTGCAGTGGTTGTTAAATCTTTATAACCACTGTATAGTTTTGTTGGTTTAATTATTTCTGTAATTTTAGCTGTTATTGTACCAGCAGATAATTTATCATTAATAGTTGATATTACAGAAGTATTTGTTTTTATTGATGCTAAATTTGATACTATCGGTTTTGATGTTGATTCTAATGAATTTATAATGTCAGCATCATCGATTACAACTGTACCAGTTACACCTACAGGAAGAGCAGTCGTAGCAGTAACATCTATCGCACCACTTCCAATAGTACCTTTGACTAAAATTGGACTATCTGAAGTAACTCCACTTCCTATTACTTTTAGTGGTAAACCGTTTCCGTTGGTTACACCGACTACTGGATTTATTGTGACTGTAGCACTAATACCAGCACCAATCACATTTACATTGAGAGCATCACCAGAATGCCCTAAAGTGGCTCCATCGCTCGCGTAGAGCTTCGTTAAGACTTTGCTTCCAGAATCAGAGCCATAGACTCTAACACTGTCTGTGGCCGCTGCAAGGCCAAATCCGCCGCATATACCGACGTATCCTGTTACGGTCACGCTGTCTCTTGAACTTGATAATGGTCTTCCACCAGTAATACCTACAGCAACTCCACCACTTAAACCTTGTATAGTGACTGTATTTGCTATATTGACAGAACCAGTAACTCCTAGTAAAATACCGTTTGTAGTACCCTGAATATGACCAGTTACTGGTACGCTTTGATAGCCACTAATTGATCCACTCGGGCCACCTACAACAAGATATGTTCCAGATCTATTACTTACAGAAACAGAACCAGTTATGGCTCCAAAGGTAACTCCAATAACATTAGATCCACCTGTTACTCCTAAAATACTAACAGGTAATGGCGTTGATTCGGTTACTCTGAAAGCCTGGGCATCTGAACCCCAGACAACTTTTTGTAATGGGATGTGTGCTAATGATAAGCCAGTACCACTTGTACCATAATCGGTTCCAAGTATAGCTGTGGCATCATATGTTGTAATAATAATGTTACTACTTGTATCGGCTGTTGGCATATAAAACCCTTATAAAATATATATAAAGATTACCATGATATTTGATATTACAAAAGAAGAGTTCTCCCGTAAGGTTGAAGATACCGTTAAGCGTTACAAGTATTCATATATTGATGCTGTAATTCATAATCTAGAACAATCGTCAATCGACTTAACAGTGGCTCCAAAATTATTAACTAAACCTCTAATAGAAAAGATAGAAAAAGAGGGGTTGGAAATAAATTTAATTAGAAAGCCAAAAAATAGATTGCCGTTTGCTTGACATATAACCTAAATATAGTATAATTCAGTGGTAGGGAGTTCCTACCTGTGTATAAAAGTCCGAAGGAGATCTTCGGGGAAAGTAAAAAAAATATGAGTTCATTTAAAGATTTCAAGAACAAGTCAAAGAATAGTATTAGTGATCTTATGAAGAAGTTGGATGAATCATCCAAGAAGGATTACAAGGATGATCGTTTCTGGCGTTTGGAACAAGATAAGATGGGAAACGGATTCGCAGTGATTCGGTTTCTCCCAGAAATCAACGGTGAAGAATGCCCATGGGTGAAGCTTTTTTCACACGCATTCCAAGGACCAGGTGGTTGGTATATTGAAAATTCTCTTACAACCCTTAACCAAAAGGATCCAGTAAGTGAGTTGAATACTCAACTTTGGAACACTGGTTCTGAAGAAGATAAGAATATTGCACGAAATCGTAAGCGCAAGACAACATATATTTCCAATATCCTTGTAATTAAGGATGAAGCAAATCCTCAAAATGAAGGTAAGGTTTTCTTGTTTAAGTATGGCACAAAGATTTTTGATAAGATTCAAGAAAAGATGAAGCCAGAATTTAAGGATGAGGAACCAATTAATCCATTTGATTTTTGGGGTGGATGCAACTTCAAGTTGAAGATGCGTAAGATTGGTGGATATACAAATTATGATAAGTCTGAATTTGATTCACCAAGTCCTCTTTTTGGTGGGGATGATGCAAAGATTGAAACTATTTGGAATAAGCAAAATTCATTGAATGAATTCATTGCTCCAAATAATTTCAAGTCTTATGATGATCTCAAGAAGCGTCTTTATGATGTTCTTGGTGGCGATATTCGAGGCAGTGCTGGTAATGAAAAGACTGCTGAAGATCTTGATGAAAATGATTTCCAACAAAAACCATCAAGTCTTAAGCAAAAGCCAAAGGCAGAAGATTCTGCTGATGAAGAAATTGATGCATTAAGTTATTTTGAACAATTCAAAAACGCTTAATCAATAAAATCCATTAATTATCCGACAGTCGTTCTCCATTCTGGAGGCGACTGTTTTTTTATTGCTGAACTAGTGAATAAAGGAGCATCTATTTTTTCTTTTATTAACAAATCTGGTTTATATAGTTCATCAATTTCTTTTACAGATATTTTATTAGATACTTCAGATTTTGTAATTTCATTCATAGGAATTAAAGGCTTGTCAGGATTATAACCTTCCTCTATTTCCATTTTATTTTTAGATTGTTCAGAATCTGATTCTAATGTGCTAGTTGGTTTATTTATTGAAAGATTAGTATTTGGTGTATTTTTCATCAATCGTTCAGAAAATGATTTAGATTCTTTTTGACTTAAAATAACTTCACCTTTATGAATCTTACCTATACTTTCGGTTGTGGTAGGACCACCAGTACCTTCTTGGTAA